GCACAATCATTTTTGTAACCAAACACGACATCGTTTGAACGCATTTGCGATACCATATGTAACTTATTATCTCTAATATAAACAGTTTGAGCATTAGTACAAATGAAATCAGATTTACCACCTTCGTCAAACTCATTCCATATGGAAGGTCGGTTATAAATCATTTGTGCTCGACGGCTATCAGGATTTTCAATCAATTCAAATAATGCGTTATCGTATTGCTGACAATACTTTTCTGAAAATACTAAATGGCCATAATTAGAATTGATGTTACCATATTTGTCGGCAGCGTATTGCCACGCGGCAGGAGGTACTTTATCTTCACCATGTATATCATTAATATTTGTAGAACCACTTTCATACCATGCCAACTCCGCTTCAATATATTCTTGTACAGGTTTACCAAAGATAGCAGGTTCATCAGCAACAAACGATGCGCCAAGTAGCTCGATTGTTTTTGCACCAGTTTTATCTGTAGTAAAACGTTCAGCTTTCAGTTCGTCAATAAAATAATTACGAATGTCACTTACATTAGTCATCGTCTTCTCCTTTAAATCTATCGTCAGTATCAATTGGATCAGACTGCATTTCACACATAACTAGAATAATCATTTGAGTCAATGCGTGATGCGTGTGAGGTAAACCACTTTCAGGATCTAGGTCTTCGCCTGAATGAAATGCTAATAGGTGTCTCATAATAGAAGCATAGTGACGTGAATATGGAAACTTATCGAGGTCCATGCGCCAATTGTTTTCACCATATTTCTGAGCACCAAAACCAAAAACCTTAGCAGCCGCAATGATTGCTTCAGGTGGAACTAAATTAATAGGTGGTTTGTCATTATCAAATTTCATATACTCATTTCCTTAAACATTGTTATTATATATTGTGCGATCATCGCCACGTGTATTATAGAAATACTTTATACGTCGTACACCATCATGGTCAGTTGTCCAATTATTAGAGAACTTTTCTTGGCATGGTCGTAGGTTTTGTCGAATAGTATCAAAAGGTACGACAGCACGCCAACGAACATCAAAAGTATTATGTCTTATTTTATTATAACATCCAAAGATGATAATGTCAACACATTTTGGGTACAATCTTCGATTTCTTACTAATTTATTTGCCATATAGTTTGGTATGGTTAACCATTTCTTTTCCATCGATGTTGGTAAAGTTCCAGGATCTTGTGAGTTTTTAACCTCAGCTATCCAATCACACCATTTGACATCCCAGTTATGAGTTTCAGGTTTAGTGTAATCAAATTCAGCAGGGTTCATAATAGCACCTTGACGAGCCAAAGCAAACTCTAATATAACACCAGAATATGTATGTGCCAAGACGGTTGAATAACTTCTTCCACGTCGACGGTGTGGACACTCGAACATTTCTCGTGCCATAGTTTGAATGTGAAACTCCTCACCCTCGTTTAATTCGAGGATAAGGGGTTCTGGGAGTTTTAGCGGGGTTTGTAAAGAGTCAGACATTGTTATAATGTTTCTTCCAAGTTGAACCTATGGTACCATAACCTGAACCAGACATATATACTTGCCACATAATGCGTGATACCTCACGTGAATTTTTGGCTTTATCTAAATCGTAAATAAGTCTGTTATGTACGACCTTTTTTGTTTTCTTTACATCGATAAGAGAGTTGGCTGCTTCTCGAGCCGCAGACAATTCCATCTTATCTAATTTTTGAAGTATTTCTAAATCCATTATCTATCCCATACATTATTATAACGATTGCGAATATATACATACACATCAGCATGAGTAGCTAATGGAAGAGGCAAACCTTGGTTATACATACGACCATTATGACCTCTTGGTCCACGACCTTGAAGCTTTACATATCTTTGTTTGTCATCAGGGAATGCTGTATTGTTGAGTTTAACGACGGTTCTAAGCCCATCTACGGCCGCTTGATCCTCAGCGATAGGTTTACCTTCAACCATTCTAACTGTAAACTGGTATGAAGTTGAATTTCTGTTTTTTGTAGTATATGTTGTCATAATATAGTTTCCTTATTTGTTGATTCTAATATAACCGATTCGACATCAAATGTCAATAGTTAATTTCATATTAGATCAACTTTTTTCTTAAATACCAGTTCAGCTTCATTCCAAGATGCGAATGAATTACTTGATAATCCATCCAAGTCTTTT